TTATAATTTACAATTTATAATTTACAATTTATAATTTACAATTTATAATTTACAATTTATAATTTACAATTTATAATTTACAATTTATAATTTACAATTTATAATTTACAATTTACAATTTATAATTTACAATTGATAATTTACAATTTATAATTTACAATTTATAATTTACAATTTATAATTTACAATTTATAATTTACAATTTATAATTTACAATTGATAATTTACAATTGATATTTTACAATTTATAATTTACAATTTATAATTTACAATTGATAATTTACAATTGATATTTTACAATTTATAATTTACAATTTATAATTTATATTTTACAATTTACAATTTATAATTTATAACATATTAAGATATTGAATTTTAATTTATAATTATATATGAATAGTGAATATAAAATACTTAATAATAATACTAATTTAATAATATGTTTTGGAGGGATGGGTTTAAAATTTGGAAAAATACCACCATTTGAATTTTTAAGATATTTATCATCTAATTTCAAAGATAATTGCGACTTAATATTTTATATAGATAAAAATAAATGCTGGTATCATAAAGGAATACATGGAATTACAAATAATATTGCTGATACAATAATATATCTAAATAAAATTATAAAAAATTATAAAAAAGTATTATTTATGGGGACATCTGCAGGGGGTTATGCATCTCTTTTATTTGGTTCATTATGTGATAATGTATATAATATTATTAGTTTTATGCCCCAAACAATATTAACTAATCCAATAAACTTAAAATATGCTAATCTAAAAAATATAATTGATAAAAATAAAAAATATATTTTGTGCGGAGATGTAAGTATTCGAGATAAAAATGATAATCATCATATTTTGCATGTAGAAAATTTAGAAAGTTTTTCAAATATAGAAATAATTAAATTTAATAATTTAATTATGAAACAATTAAGAGATGATGGAATTATAAAAAAATTAATAAATAATATTTTATTTGAAGATTAAATATATTATATTATCTAATTATAATTAAATTTGTAATTATGTTTATTGAAACATTATTAGTAGTTTCATCTGTGCTAACTAAACTTATTGTGCTTTTGAAAAAACGTTAAATAGAACCACAAATAAATGGTTCTAATAAATATTTTTTGTTATTTTTTATATATATTTTATTAATTATATCTTTTGAATTTGGACCATGATTATTACAAGATATAAAAAATACAAAAATTAATATTGCGACAATATTTGCTAAAATTATATTTATTAAAATATCTATAAACATTTATAATATAAGACTCAAAAAAATATAATATATATATATATTTTATTACGAATATGGTTACAACTGAATTTATCTTATATATTGTTTCTGTGGCTTTTTTTATTTTCATTATAATGTATTATTATAATGACTCTAAAAAATCATCGCACGCACCTATACAACAAATAATTAAAACTCAAGAAGAACAACCAAATATGCCAAATATGCCAAATATGCCAAATATGCCTAGCATGATGCCTGGTATAGTGCCATTACCAAATGATCCATTGCGTCAATTTGATTTTGATGCAGTCAATGATGATTTCACCCCCCCATTTAGACGAAGTTTATACGATGATTTTACAAATTATCGATTAGCACCGGGATTATTTCCTACATATACACGAGGGCCACCTGGCAGATTTCGTAAAATTGGAACACTTGTTGCACAAGGAGTTAGCACAAATGACCAATATAAATTTTTACATTTAATTGGCAGAGAAAGATATGTGGGACGTGATTTTGAATATTATGCGGTTAGCACGAATAGAGAAAATAAGATTAAATTTTATATACCAACAAGGGGCAAAGAAATATTTGATGACGATATTATTGTTATTGATGAATTAGAAGGATACACATTTAAATTTAAAGAAGATATTGATTTATCACCTAAATATGATCCTTATTTTGTTAATTAAATTAGTCAAGATTAAGTTCTGATAAATTTGGAGGGTCTAATATAATAATAAAATCAATTACTTCATTATCTGGATTTTCATCTTGTTTATTAATTTCAACAAGAACATTAAAATCTTTAATTCTTGCATAATTATTTGATTTAATAAGTAATTCTTTTTTTATTAAATACATACCAACCGCACAATATGTGTCAATCATGAATGAATCTTCCGCAATTAATTCAGATTTTAGTAATAATTGTTTAACAACTCGAAAATCTTCTTTTAATCCATCAGTTAATTCAATGTCTAAGCCATAATTAAGTAATGTTTTCATTAATTTAATTAAATTTGGTTTAGCATTATAATTTGCCCAACCCCAACTAAATTGATTTTTATATAATCGACTAAATGATTCTACCGCACTATTAAATATTTCATTTTTATTTTCGTCATAAAAATGTAATTTAAACATTTTTGTAACTGATTCTTTCACTTTAATTATTTGAAAATATTTTATTTTATTTAATAATTTTTTATATTTTTCATTACATTTATCATAATAATTATGTGAATTTTGAATAATATCCATTTATAAATTTTATAGACTATTGTTTTTATATATAAAACACATAATAATAATAATAAATAATATTTCAGCTAGAACACTATTTGACAAATCATACAGATGTAAATAAAACATATTACTATAATTGCATATGAATTAATATATATATACTAATTCCATGCATCACCAATTTCCCACATACTTGTACCTATTGTTGTGGTATCTGGTATATCGTTATTTTTATTACTAAAAGAAATAACAATATAATTTTTGTTTTTATGAATAAAAACAGAATTTATATTGTTATTATTATTGTTAATATTATTATAATAGTTAATGTTGCTTATGTTTGCAATGTATTGATTAAAAGCCATAATTGTTTATTTAGTTTATTTAGAATAAAACAATAAAATTACAATATATTGAAATTTTCAATTTTTATGACTAAAAGCTGCTTAGCCTTGATGTTTTATATATCCATGTATCAGTATCACATGTATCATCATACTGAGTATTAATAATATTAATAAAATAATTAATAATACTTGAATATTCACTTATTTTTTCATAAGATGTATTTATTAATGTGCCAAATTCAATAAGCCTATCATCAGTAACAAAAAAACTAACATTTAAAAAATCAAAAAATAAATTTAAATTTAATAATAAAAATGTTTTAATAAAAAAATAAGATCTAACTGATGTATGTTGTTTAATAATAATTTTATTGTCGAGATAATCTTCGAATTTTGTAGCACCAAATAATTTTAATATTTTAGCAATTTGAAATAATGAAAATATTATTTCTTTATTGAGATAATACTCAAATGATTTACTAAAATTAGTATAATAATGCGTAAAATAACTCATAATTATTATTGTTAAACTTTCTGTATAACTTTCATTTAGTCTATCAATGCCTTTAATTGATGGTATTTTTAGCATAGTTTCTAATTTTACATAAGATTTTGATGAAAAATGAAAATCTAATTCATAATAGTGAATTAATTCATGCATTAATACTTTGTAAAATTCTTCTTTTCTAAAACATGTTATAATTTGTGTTGGATATGTAGAACCTGAATTTATATGATTGCAGCATAATATTTCAGTATTTTTTTTTATTATTTTTTTATGTGAGCTAAATATGATAATTAAATTTACATTATAATTTTTTTGTGATAGTGTTTTTATTATTGTTATTATTGTTGCGATTACTTTGATATTTGGTTTTTCACTAGAATCAAAAAAAAATAAATCAATATTATCTGTATCATTTATACTATATTTTTCATGTATTATATCATTTGTTTCAATTTCTTGATGAATATCAATACAAACAAAATTATTATCATATATTGAATGTAATAATTTTCTTTCTTCGATTGGTTCAAATATAATTTTGCCAATTTTACTATAAAGATTTTTAATTATTGTTAAATTATGTATATGTGTATTATACCATTTAATAAAATTTTTAAAATCATTATTATATATTTTTTGTTCTCGTAAATATAAAAACATTAGTGGGGGTTCTTTATCACTATGTAATTTTTTTATTTTTTGTGTTTTTAATAATTTAATATTATATTTATTTTCAAAAGCATATTTTACGCTATTATTTATTATTTCTAATGCTAATTTATTACTATGTTTATCATGATTTACTAAATTATATTTATCGATATATTGTTGTAAAAAATTATTTAATTTATTATGATATTTTAACATATAATATGTGTTTAATAAAGTTTAAATAAAGTGGATAATTTTTATATAGTATGATACAAAATAATTTACTTAAAAATTATCAAAAGCAGAATCCTAATATAAATGCGTTATATGCTACTAATATTTATGATAATCGTTTTTATCAGCAAATGATGATGCAAAAAGAAGAAAAAATAAGAAAAATTAAAAATGTTTCAGAGTTAGGGCTTACAAAAGAGCAAATTGTTGAATATGTTATTGCGCCAATTAAATTAGAAAAAAGTAATAGTAAAGAAATAGAAAAACATTTTAATGACGAACAAGAAAAAATAACTAAAAAATATATTGAAGAAAATTGGTGGAAAAAACGAACGAATGCGCCTTATAAAAATATTCTTAAAGATGAAGATTGGACAAAAAATTTTAAAAAAGAAAAAGATTTAATTGTTCATACTGTAACAAAAAATGATAAAATTGGACTTGAAGAAGAATATATTCAATTATTGGGATTATTAGAAAAACATAATAGCGATATTAAAGTTATATTTTCTGCATCACAAGAAAATGAACATAAAAAACATTTTAAATTTGTTCAAAAATATAAAGACCGTGTAAAATATAATCCAAAAGATAATAATATTGATTTAAGAGAATATTATACAAAAGCACAAAAAAAATATGACAACGACCAAAAAAGATTAGATGATGCTATTACGCGTTTAATGGACGAAGATGTATCCGAAAAAGAAATCAGAGAATTAGAAAGTGAAATATTAAAGCCATCCAAAAATAAATCATCATCATCATCAAATAAGCATAAAGATATTGACAAAGAAATTGATGAATTAATAAAAGAAATGGGCCCAGATGTTCTCAAAGATTTAAATCTAGATGAAACTAATATTAATAATAATAATGATAATAATAATATTAAAAAAAAAGCAAAAATTGTAATAAAAAAATTAGATGATAATAATCTAATTAATATTCATGATGACACATTAGAAACTAAAACAGACGATAAAATAATAAAAAAAATAAAAATAACGCGTAAAACTGATTAATTTATAAAACTAAATGATTTTATATTGTCTCTTTCTTCTTTTACTGATTCACATTCACTATTTAATAAATCTAAATATTTTTTGGCTTGGGCTTGGGTTTGGTTAAGAACTTGAAATTGTGGCAAAGATAATACTATTTCATAAACACATTTTTTATTTGTTTTTATGTATTTGCATGAGTCCTCTCCAGTTATTTCAATTTGATAATGTGTAAAAGTACTATTTGTTTTATTATTGTATAAATAATCATTAAAATTAATTATTTTAGTTTTATTATTTATTAAATCTGTAAATGTTTGTATATATTGTGTCACATTTTGAACTCCACTATCATTACATATAAAATTGTAAATATCAACATCATTATCAGCAATACCAATAATTTGTCTAGTTGTATTATCACTTTTTATTATAGAAAACATTATAATAAATTATTTGTTTTATATATTTAGACTATAATATTCTAAAAATTGAAAAAATATTATATTTGCAGTTTTATAAATAATTATATAAAATCAAAATGTCTAATATTGTGAAAAATATTGGTATTGGCATAATGAACGCTCAAATTTTAATTATTACTTATTCAGTAGTAGTTGGTTCATGTTTTATGATATCTCAAGTTGGGGGATGGATTGGTCATAATATTACACGCCCAGTTCGTAAAATAGAAGAAGCACTTGATGGTGTATATAAGACAATTATTCATCCATAATTAAATATTATTTATAAAATAAAAATAAAAAATGAAAAAATAATATATTTGCGACTCTATTAATTATTTAATAAAAATACAATAAAATGGGCTTAGTCTTTTCAAAAAAAGTAGCAAAAGGCATTATATATGGTCAATTATTGGCTGCGTTATCAGTTACAGCTATAGCCGGCCTTTATTTCTCTCTTGCTGCAGGATGGTTTTTTACTGACCTGCTGATTCATTTAACATTTAGAGATGCCATCCCGAAATTTGTTCAAATGATTCCAGGTTAAAACATATAATTATTTTTTATTTTTAAATATGTAAATATATTTAGAATTAAAAAATAAAAAATGAAAAAATGAAAAAATAATATATCTGCGACTCTAATAAATTAATTATTAAATAAATTATTAATTAATCAAATGCTTAGAAAAATTTTTGTTGGATTATTTGCTATTCATGCGGGTGCATTTATGAGCGGGGTTGGCGCTGCGCTCATACTGAATTTGGGAGGAAAAGCTGTGTATTTATTTCGAAATGCGGGAGAAAGAGATTTTTTATATAAACTTAACTAACAATTTTTTATTATAATATATTTATGAATAC